CATTAAATTCACAGAAAAGGCAAAAACGAGATTTTCAGAATTCCGAAAATCAAAAAATCGGAGGTAATGACAATGCCAGCAAAAAAGACGACAAAAACCACAGAAAAGAAGAATGATACAACGTTAATAGTAGGCGCACAGGCAGCAGTCGTGAAGACGCCAAACGGAGCACTTTTGAATTTCAGAAAAGCGCCGAGTCTTGATGCTGAAGTGATCGCTTTGCTCAAAGATGGCCAGAAACTAATCGCACACGCTGAAGTGATGGGCGACTGGTTGAGCGTAGAGGTAAAAGAAGGGAAGAAGAAGCTCACCGGATACGTGATGAGCAAATACGTTGAATAAAAGGAGGCCTAAATGCACGGCTTTACAGACGATAAAAGTAAGTGGAACTTAGGAACATGGACAGAGGGATTAGTGCAACACTCAAGCATAAAGCCGGCGCTGGCATACGATGACGAAGGAATTGCATCTAATTTCCCCAACAAATATATTGGAGTGGTATCGCTTAATTACGCCACAAGAAAATTATCGGAGGCGTTGGCAGCATATCCGACACCGTCACTTGTGTGGGAAGTAATAAATAGAATCGACAAAGGTAAAGAGCTAACGGAATCGCAGCAAGAAATGGCCGCAATGATTTCAAATGTATTTTTTCAAAACGAGACAATTTACGTTGTATTCAACAAAAAGCCACGAGAAACAATGGGTCTTTTGTTTAAAGGAGCATGATTGACGTGTACACGAATGGAAATATAACAAAAGGTTTTAAAGCGCAAGAAATACCTCAAACAGAAGAACGGATTTATCTATACAATAATGGGGATAGTGAAATAAACATGACCGACGGCTGGAAAGCCGATGGCTATGTAGTACCGGATGAACTCACAACATCAGGAACAAACAAGGTAATAATCCCTGGAATAAATACAGGTAATAGTTACGAAGACGGAATCATAGAAATTGAAAGCCCCGGCTTAGGACACAGGGAATGTGTTTTAATAGGGACGCAGGTTCCAATTCCGACGCGCGCCAAGCGTTTTCTTGTAATTGAAGCATATTTAGATCTATATGGAGGCAATATAGAACAGGCCCGAAATAATCTTGATGTAGTTTTGGCCACAAACAAAAATTTCTCACAAGGAAATAGACGGTATTACCATTTGAGCTTTGAAGAACAAATGCTAAGGTTTTACATCGATCTAACCGAAATCGAATGGGACCAGGTGTATGTTGTTGTTGGAGGCTGCATACAATTCTCAACTTGGAACTCAGACATAAAGCTACAAATAGTACGCATATATCTAACAAACGAAAAGTCCACAGCCATCAGACCACTTTATAACAGAGGCGCCGACTATTCGCAGTATTCCTATGGACAAGACTATGGGACATTGGTAGGGTGGCAAGGGCATGAGCAGGCATTAGGAGAAACGACCACATATGTACCCCCCGTATTTGATACGGGATATATAGAAGTGGCGTCAACGAGCAATGATGCGTGTCGGGCTGAAACGCTTAGAAAAGTCGAAACTAAAAAAATAAGAAAACTATGCGCATATGTGGAAGTAACAGAACTCCCGGCGGTAGGTAACCCGGAACTTAGATTGATATGGGGCTCCAGTCTCACAGCAATGGCGGCAGCCAAAACTGTTGAAGTGTCAGGCACAGGGAAAATAATGATAGAATTGACGTATACAGAAGTGTATAGCGTCTGGAATGGAGAGGAAGCTTACATAGGAATAGAAACCAGGGGCGGATTAGAAGCAAAGGTTTACGCCGTATGGACAGAACAGTAGAAAATTGCACCGGTGCAAATCGCCGGGAGGAACTGCTGACTGCAATCAATCACGATCCTGCGCTGACTCCGCTCGTTGAAGATGCCGTTTACTTGGAAGAACAGCTGGACGAGCTCAGGAAGCTTCCCAAAATCGTGATTCACCCAAAAGATCCTTGCAAGCAAAAGACCACACCGGCCGCCAAGCTCTACAAGGAACTTTTACAACAGTATACCAACATAATCAAAATATTAACCAGGAGCACAGATGCCGACGAGGCAGAGGAAGAGAGCCCTCTTCGAAAGTGGGTGAGAGCTCATGCTGATTCAGAATAAAACCATATGGACTCCCGACAATTCCGAAATGCTTCGCTACAAGGCACAAGCCGAGAGCGGCGAAGTAGTAATCGGTCAGGAGCTATGGCTCGAACTTAATAACCTCGCTGAGGATCTTAAAAACGACCGCTACGTGTACGACACGGAAGCGGCCGTTTTGCGAATGGACTTCATGCAGAACTGTGTAAGACTCACAAAGAGCCCGTTTTACAACAAGCCTATGATACTTATGCAGTGGCAGAAGGCATTCATCGAGGCTGCGTACAGCTTCAAGATGGCTGAAGAGTCCAAAGACAAAGGCATCCTGATAGACCGCTTCAAGAAGATACTTCTTTTGATTGCTCGTAAGAACACCAAGAGCGAAACAAGTAGCGGAATGGGTTTATCCGAGTTTGTAGTCGGTCCTGAAGGCGCTGACATAGTAGCAAGCTCGAATGATGATGCACAGGCTTCAATCGTTTATGATGCAATCGACACGATGCGACAGCTCATAGATCCGAGAGACCTCGACACCAAAAGAAACCAGCGCTACATCCTCAACAAAGTAACAAATACCAAGATTTTCAAATTATCGGACCGCACCAAGAACAAAGAAGGTCGAAATATCGACTTTGCAATTCTTGATGAAGTCCATGAGATGAAGAAAAACATCATTGCAAAGTCTATTGAGCAGAGCCAGTCCTTGAAGGACAACCCGAAGCTCATAATGATAACGACTGAGGGATTCGTAGAAGATGGATATCTTGACGAGGAACTCAAGAAAGCCCGGTCAATCATTTACAGAGAAGATCCCGACGACGTAGCCGGAGAGCGAGAGCTTCCCTGGTTATACACTCAGGACTCGGAAAAAGAAGTGTGGACCGGTACCCGCGAAAATAGACTGTGGGAGAAATCAAACCCAACACTCGGAATTGTAAAAAATTACTCGTACTTGGAAGAACAGGTCGCAGTCGCTCGTAAGAGCAAAGCAGACCGCATCTTCGTGCTTGCAAAAGATTTCAACATCAAGCAGAACGAAGTTACCAGCTGGCTCGACTATGAAGAATACAGCTATGAGAGCGAATACGACATCGAGAAGCTTCGCGGACGCATAGCCATCGGAGCAGTCGACCTCGCAGAGACGACAGACCTTTGCGCGGCCAAAGTCATGGTAATGCTCCCGGAAGATTCCAACAAGTATATAATTTCACATTACTTTATACCGGAAACTAAGCTTGAGGAGTCAAACGACGAAAAGAGCGGAGCAAAATATAAAGAATGGAGAGACAAAGGACTCCTAACGGTTACAGAGGGATCAGACGTAGACCTCGCACTTGTAGCCGATTGGTTTTACAAGCTTTACACAGATTACGGAGTAAAGCTGTGGAAATGCGGATACGACCAGCGCTTCAGTAAAGACTGGATTAACCGCATGGAATATTATGGCTGGATGAAAACGGGCGGAGACGATACAGACCTGGTTATGATTAATCAGAACGCCCCGACGCTTTCCACAGCAATAAAGCTCGCAGAGTCCGAACTCAAGCGGAGCCTTGTGAGATTCAACAATAATGACATGGACCGCTGGTGCTTAGGCAATGCCGGTCTTACAGTCACAAATTCAATCGGTCAGGTCTTGCTCGTAAAGATATCGCCTGAAAAGCGAATCGACGGAGCCGTAGCCCTGGCCATTTTATATGAAATGTACAGGCGCTATAGAACAGACTTCAAGGCGCTTGCAGAGAGGACTTAAAAAGATGGGATGGTTCAGTAATCTATTTAAGAAGGCCCCAAACGATAAGCGCTTCGCAAAGACAATGAACGGCTTTTTGCCAATATACTCGCAATTTGGAACGAATATATACGCTTCGGATGTCGTACAGCAAGCCGTTTCGTGCATTGTAAAAGAAATCAAGAAGCTCCGCCCCATGCACGTCAGATATACGGGCTCAAATCCGAACCCGGTACTTGATTCGACGATTCAGTCAGTGCTTGAGGATCCAAATCCAGTGATGACGACATCGGAATTCTTGGAAAAGGTCGGATGGCTCCTGATGCTTAACTATAATGCATTCATCATCCCGACATACCGAACATGGACCGATGGCAACATCGAGCGCCGGTATTATGACGCACTGTATCCGATAAACCCCACACAGGTCGACTTTATCGAAGACGCAAGCGGAAAGCTCTTCGTTACGTTCACTTTTTGGAACGGCGAAACAACAACAATCAAGTATGACGATTGTATTCATATCAAGTACAGGTACTCAGTTAACGAGTACATGGGCGGCAATATGCTTGGCCAACCTGACAACGAAGCACTCCTGAAGACGCTCGAACTCAACGACCAGCTGCTTAAAGGAATCGCTAAAGCGATGAAAGCCAGCTACGCAGTCAACGGAGTAGTCAAATACAATACGCTACTTGATGAAGGAAAGACTGAAGCTGCACTTGCAGAACTCGAAAGAAAGCTTGCAAGCAACGAAAGCGGATTCCTTCCGCTGGATTTAAAGACAGACTTCACGCCGCTCCCAAAGCAGACACAGATCGTACAGGAAGACACACTCAGATTTATCGATGAAAAAATCCTTCGAAACTTCGGCGTGCCGCTTTGCATCTTAAAAGGCGACTACACACCGGCACAGTACGAAGCATTTTATCAGAGCACAATTGAAGACATCGTAATCGCATTCTCGCAGGCCTTTACAAAGAAGGTATTCACTAAGAGAGAGCGAGGATACGGCAATAGAATTAAGTTTTACACAAAAGACCTGGTATTCATGTCAATGGACCAAAAGCTCCGAATGATTGAGATATTAAGTCCTACAGGCGGAATGTTCGAAAACGAAAAGAGAGCGGCGCTCGGAATGGCTCCACTCCCGGAACTTGAGAACGTGCGCTACATGAGTTTGAACTGGATAAACACAGCGGACGCCAGCGCTTATCAGACCGGCAAAGAAAATGTTAACGTCGATATTGTCGACGAAGAAAAAGAGGAGGTATAGAAATGCCCGACAACAATGGAGTACAGTACACCAATCCTCCGCAGAGCAGAAACGAAGAACTCCTCGAGGATATCATTACAGACCAGCCGTACACGGCTCCTCCGCAGAGTGAAATCGAAGAGATTCTCGTTTCGATAATTGACGAGACACCTTATACGAAGGCTCCCACAAGCCGAAACGCAGACTTACTTCTTCAGGTCAAAGAGAAGATTGAGCAGGGCGGCGGAGGCGACGGGACATATACATTCGAAGGGCTTACATCTTTCGCAATAACCCCGGTAAATCCAAGCGATGTAACAGACGATTACAAGGGTACAGCGCCTGATGATAAGAACCTCGTAAATTGCCCTACGTTATCAGAATTATACGAGCTGTTTTACGACAAATATCTCGAGACAAATCTTCAAGAACCGCTTGAAAATTACACCGTAACCAAAAAGAGCCTTGGAAAAGACATGTCAAATACATACGACATTTGGGAATATGATTTCTGCCCAGATAATTGGGAGAGAATGATTCTCTTGTCGAGCGGGATGAACGGCTTTGAAATTGGAGGAATATTTGGACTCGCATACTTTTTGAACAACATGGTAGACAACCATGAAGGCGACACACTTCTTGACTATCTGTATCGAAAAGTGAGAATCAAAGTCATTCCACTGATTAATCCTTGGGGATACGTACAAGAACCAAAGGTTTACGCCAATGCCCGAGGCGTTAATATTAATCGAAATTTTGATTACAACGGATCATGGGCAAGGTATCCCACCTACTCAAACGACCCTTTTGCAAGCAATTACCATTACGGCAATGTAAAAGGTCCCGAACCGTTTTCGGAAGCCGAAACTCAAATCTTAATTGAGTGGTTTGAGCAAAATTACGGCTTGGAATTTTGGATTGACTGCCACACTGGACTTGTAACGTTCAACAAAGAAATTTATACAGCGAGTCGCACAAGCGACCCGTATTATTCGAAGGTCGTAAGCGCACATACAAAACTGGAGAAGTGGACGAAATCATACTACCATCTTAACAGCTTAAGCACTAAGTATTTATACGACAGTAGCGCCGGACTTCAGAATGAATGGTTTAACGGAGTACTTCAAAAGCCGATGCTTGTTATCGAGCAGGCGTGCGGCTGCCAGTCTCTCGGAATGGAATACAACGGGGACAGAAATACCATTGTAAATTACACCGCACAGATATACGCATACTTGGGAGAGTTTCTCCTCAAGTCAAGTCAAACGGTGAACAGCAACAGGTATATAAAGTCTTCGGTACAGGAAAAAATCTCCGGAACGAAATTCCACGAACAGAAGGCGATAACAAGAACGAGCAAAGTCCTTGTAAGAATTGAGGCCACGAAAGTGACTACTTCCTACGCAGAGGGCTCGACCGTAGCGACAAATGATATCACGGTTACGGCTTACTACAAAGACGGATCGAGCGCTGTGGTAAGCGGCAACGGAGTCAAGAAGTACACCAATCAAATCGACGCAAGCACTGCAGGTGTTTATCCGTTGAATATCAGTTATACGGAAGAATTCTATTGTGCTACTACTTCAATCCCGATAACCATTACTTCGAGCGGAGTGGTTGAACTGGCAAGCATCACGGCCACGAAGACGACTGTTCACTATGATATCGGAGCCCAGCTCGATTTGAGTGACATTGTAGTTACTGCCCATTACACCAATGGAAATACTGCAATCGTAACGAACAGCGCGACGATAGACAGCTCACAAGTTGACATGACTACCGGAGGAGTGTATCCGATACCGATTAGTTACACGGAAGACGGAATCCAAAAGACTACGTCGATTAACATCACCGTTGGCGGTTCAACAAACTATATCGTTGTTAAGCAAGGCACGATTTCGGCAGATGGAACAATTGTTACGGAGGATACGAGCAACAGACTATACACTGAGCAGTCGATGCCTATAACACATCAAGATTTCCACGTGGAAGACGTGGGCGGAAATGGCTATTGGTTCGGTGGCAGAATGTACACCGAGCAAGATGCATTCGATACAGTAGTTAGTCAAACGGCTGCGAATAGCACAGTCGGATACCCGCACAGCGCAGAGCATAGCTCATCATGGGGAATAACAGACGACGTAACTATCAGAGTCGGAAATGACAAATTAAGCTCGGCGAAACGGATAAGGCTAATCATCAGACTTGCAGACAATGGAGACCTTACCCCGGCAACTGTGGACGGCAGAACAATCACTGTAGATGGAGTCACCTACACATTGCAAGCTGGAACTTAGGAGGCAAAATGAAGCTAAAAGACAAGAAAGAATTTGAACGTCGAAACTATTCTTTCGAAGTCAGGGCCGAAGAAATGGAGGGCGGCGGTAAGATAATTACCGGCCGCCCCATTGTATACGGTTCCCGGACCGACATGGGATACTTTGATGAAATAATCGACCAGGGCGCACTCAATGAGACTGATCTCACTGACGTGCGTTTTTTAGTTAACCACAACATTGACATGATTCCGCTTGCACGCTCACGTCGCAACAACGGAAACAGTACCATGCAACTCTCAGTCGACATGCAGGGCATGTCAATCGACAAGATCGAGCTTGACACAGAGAACAACATGGACGCTCGCGCATTATATAGCGCAGTCGAAAGAGGCGACATCACCGGCATGTCGTTTATGTTCACCATAAACGATGAAGAGTGGGAAGACCTCGACAAAGAAAGACCTTTGCGCCGAATCAAGCAAATTGGAACAGTAATCGAAGTAAGCGCGGTTACATTCCCGGCTTATGAGGCGACAGAGATAAATGCTCGAAGCAAGGAGGCGCTGGAGAGCGCACGAGCTGCACTGGAGAGTGCACGCGAAGCAAGAGCAAAGGCTCCGGAGGGAGACCTTGAACTATTAAAGTTAAAAGCAAAAGCACTTTCCATGTAAGGAGGAGAAAGAAACATGAAAAGAAAAGAACTTCTCGAAAAGAGAAAGGCTCGTCTTGAGGCTAAGAAGGCAGACCTCCAGGCAAGAGCAACCGCATCACAGGACGCCGCTGAAGTAAGAAGCATCCTTGAACAGATTAACGAAGTAAACGAAGACATTAAAGACATCACTGAAGAGCTCGAAGTCATTGCTGAGGAAGAAAGAAGCGCTAATCCTGTAGGCATCGGCGCAGAAGTACCTACAGCAGCTACAATTGTAAATACTCCTCAGAGAAGCTTCAAGCAGGAAGCAACACCTGCAGAAGATGAAGATCCCACTGCTTCCGTAGAATACCGCAAGGCATTCATGGCATATGCACAGCGCGGCACCGCAATGCCTGAGAAATTCGTTAAGAGAGCAGGCGAAGCATCTACCACAGCAGACGCCGGCGCAGCTATTCCTGTAACCGTAATGAACGAAGTAATCAACACCGTTCGCAAGGTTTACGGCAACCTTTACTCAAAGGTTAGAAAGCTAAACGTACAGGGCGGAGTTAAATTCCCCGTAGGCGCACTTCAGGCAAAGTTTAAATGGATTGGTGAGAAGACCGTATCTCCTCGTCAGAAGGCCGGCGACCTTGGCTCTGTAGTATTTGAGTACAACACTGCAGAAATCCGCGTTGCTACATCCTTCCTTGTATCCATCACCACACTTTCAGCTTTCGAAGCTGAGCTCACAAAGATTATTGCAATCGCATACCTTCAGGCTATGGACGAGGCAATCGTTGTCGGCTCCGGTGACGGCGCTCCTCTTGGTATCTTAAACGATCCTCGAGTAACCAATACCATTACCATGACAGCGGCTGATATGTCGAACTGGACCAAGTGGCGCGAAAAATTCTTCGCAAAGCTTCCTCTTGGATACAGAGCCGGCGAGTTTATCTTCCCTCTTTCCACCATCGAGTCCAAGCTTGAAACAATGGCCGATTCAAACAACAATCCCATCTTCAGACAGGCAACAGGCCTCGAGGTAAACGATGGCGATGCAGCTTATCCTTCAGGAAGATTCTTCGGAAGAGAGCTCTCTCCTGTAGAGCCCGACATCCTTCCCGATTTCGACACAGCATCCGCTGGCGATGTAATCGGTATCTTCTGGCAGCCTAACGAGTACGCTGTAAACGAGAACTTCGGATTCACCATGATGAGATACTTCGAACAGGAAACCAACGAATGGGTAGACAAGGCTCTCACCGTAGTAGATGGCAAGGCTCTCAATACCAATGGCTTCTACAAGATTATTAAGGGCTAAGGAGGTAGCTTATGAGTAACGTTGATGCTTTAAAGGCGCTTTATGTAGCAGTAGGCGGAGAGCTTACCGATACACATTCGTCAATTAATGGCTCCGTTCCCGTAAAAGACTACACCCTCATCGCTGACGTTATCGCTGCATGTGCTGCAAAGATCGCGAGTGGTTCTATGAAGGAACTTCCGACCGTAACAGCACCTGGCGACAACGGAAAGGTCCTTACGGTAGTAAATGGAGCTTGGGCAGCTGCCGCCGCAACTCAGGCAGTAGGTTAAATTTAGGAGGACAAATTCATGATTAACACTAACAGAATCGTTCCTGTAATAAGGACCGACTTACTTACACTCCTCGGAACAATGATGAAGCTTGCAGGAACCAGCGTATCAGCTGTTGAAGCTTCAGCTCCCGGCAGATTTACCGTGACCGGTTCCGGAGACGCAGGCAACAAGATTGCAAACGAGCCTGTAAAGAGCCTTAATATCGCTTCAGGCGTAACCGCAGCAGTGATTTACTTCATCGCTGATGATGATTATGAAGGCTTTTCAATTAATGGCGTTGCAGAGGAAACCGCAGGCGCGGACGTAGATCCCGACGGAGTAACCCTTTACTCTGCAACACTCTCAAGCGGCGATATCACAATCGCAAAAGTAGGATTCTAAGAGGAGACACACTATGCCGGAGAATGTAATGTTGACTAAAGTAAAAAACGCTCTCGGGATTACGGGCACGTATCAGGATGACACCCTGAACGAGTACATTGACGAAGTGATTTCGTTTTTAAAGGACGCAGGCGTTAAAGAGGTAAACATTACCTCCGGCATCGTGGCTCGAGGCGTGACAGACCTTTGGAATTATGGAGAAGGCAAGGGCGAGCTCTCCGCATACTTCATGCAGAGAGCCACCCAGCTCTCATACAAGTAGTGGGAGGAGACGTATGGCAAGAAGATTCAGTCCATCGGCTCCTTTTGTTACAAAAGTAGAGCTGCAGAACCCAACCTACACCACAGTAAAGGGCACCAAAGTAAAGAACTACTCAAAAACGGATGATATCAATATCAACTTTAAGACATACATGGGAACCGAGTCGGTTAACAATGATGTGATTACCGTACAGAATACGGCAATTGTTGAGACCTGGTACCGGCCTGACATCACCCCGGAATCAAGAATCAAAATTCTTGAGAGTGGGCAGATTTACGAAGTGCTTGGAGTACCCGAAGACATCGAGCTTCGACATCAGTATTTAAAATTCAGAGTGCAGGCGATAAAAGGAGGCGGCTGATATGGGCCGAACCACATTAAAGCTTGATACAAGCGGATTTGAAGAACTGGTTAATCGTTTCAAAAAGCTCGGAGGAGACACCAAGCCAATCGTGGAGAAAGCGCTTGAAAAGGTAGGCGATGAAATCACGAGAGACACTCAAGAGGCCATCGCTAAAAAGAACCTGCCCCAAAAAGGTATATATTCCAAAGGCAACACCGAAAGGTCAATCGTCAAGAACCCGAAAACAACATGGAGCGGAGAGATCGCAAGCATACAGGTCGGATTCGATTATTCGAAGCCCGGCGCCGGAGGCTTCCTGATAACAGGAACTCCAAGAATGCAACCCGATAAAGAGCTCAATAAAATGTATAAGCGAAAAGCTTATATGAGACATATTCAAGAAGACATGATAGAAGTCGTACAAGCGGAAATTAAGGAGAGAATAGAAGATGGAAGATGAACTCATAAGACTTCTCGAAAGTAAAAAATACCCGGTCTTCAGGCAGGGCTCTCTCACCGAAAAAGACGCTTATCCCGACACTTTTATCACCTTTTGGAATACGGAGGAGCTCGGAGAGAGCTTCTACGATAACGACGTAGCCCTTACCACACATTCTTTTGATGTAAATGTATATTCAAACTCCCCTGACACGGCATACAGCCTACAGAGAGAACTGAGAGACATGCTCAAGGAAAACGGCTGGACCATCCAGTCAAGAGGCTACGACGTAGCAAGCGACGAACCCACCCACATCGGCCGGGGATTCGCAGTGATTTTTTTAAAAAATGAAACTATTTAGGAGGAAAAAGAAATGGCAGAGCAGCAGATATTCGAGTTTCGTGGCGTTGATAAATTCTACTTTGCAGAATTAATCGAAGACAGTGAAAACTCTTATCGTTGTGGCACTCCCAAACACATCCCTGTGCAGGAAGTAGGCAAGTCGGTTGATTCAAACTCCGAGGCTCACTACTATGACAACAAGGCGATGATCGTAATCAACTCCGAGTCAGCTGATACCATCACCCTTATAGTAGCACCCCCTCAGCTTGCAGACTTATCGAAACTTACCGGCAAGAGCTTTGATGCAACTACCGGTATGATGGTAGATTCACCCAAGAAGGATAAATACTTCGCCATCATGTACAGAACAAAGGGAACCGACGGCCACTACAGATATGTATCAAGACTTAAAGGTCAGTTTGGCGTACCTGAAGAAACAGCAGCAACCGAGACAGACGGAACAGACACCACCAACACCACCCTTACATTCACTGGTATTTATACCGAGCATGAATTTGATAAGGGTATATATAATGATGTAACCGAAAGATGGGAAAAGTCCGGAGCTAAGGGCATCGTAGTAGATGATCGCTATGAGCTTGCAGACCTCGAGCACTTCTTCGACTCTATACAGACACCTGATACAGTCGAAGCAAAGCAGGATGAACCCGTCACTGGTGTGGGCCTTGTACCTTCCGTACTTACACTCACCGAGGGCGAGACATACCAGCTTGAAGCGGTAGTACTTCCCTCAACAGCTGCAGACAAGGCCGTTACATTCGCATCAAGCGCTGATACATATGCAAGCGTATCAGAGACGGGTCTTGTGACCGCAAACGCAGCAGGATCGGCAACAATTACCGTCACCACACACGACGGAAACTTTACAGACACCTGCGCTGTTACCGTAGCAGCTGCACCTGTAGGTTAATAAGTAACAAGCACACGGGAGCGGCCGAAAAGACCGCTCCCATTTTTTAGGAGGAATATATGGAAATCAAATTGAATATTTTTGGAGAAGACAAACAGATTGCCAAGACGTACACCGCCGAAGGGTATGACTTGATGATGGGAACAATTGAAGATTTCATGGAAATCATAGACGTAGAAAATTTAAACGACACTACAGCAGTGGCCAAGATGGTAATGAAGGGATACAAGCAGATCAAACCTTTAATGAAAGACGTATTTCCCGGTCTTACCGACGAAGAATTCCGTCAGATTAAAATCAACAATCTGATTGAAGTCATTGTCGCACTGGGCGCTGCGGTAATTGAGAACTTAGGAATACTCAAACAGGGAAACTCACAGAGGGCGTGAGTACAGACGACACGCCCATGAGCGACCTGTTATTTGACATAGAAATGACACTGTGCGATCGCTTTCCGGCATTAACACCGATGTCACTCAGAAGAACCCGAGCAAGGGACATCTTCAAGGTAATAGTTAAGCTCGGAAAGTACGCGAAGAAAGAAAAGAAAGAAGAGGCCAAGAAATCAATGAAGCGCATTATCAAAAGGCCTGCTTCAGATACATGGTTTTAAAGGAGGCAACAGATGCCGAGCAACGAGACCACGACGAAATTCAAAGTCGATATATCAGACCTTAAGAAAAATATAACCGAAGCGAACCGACAGATTAAACTTGCGAATGCTGAATTCAAAGCCGCTTCTGCCGGCATGGAATCCTGGGAAAAGTCGACCGACGGAATGAACGCAAAGCTCAAGCAGTTAAAGACTACGCTTGCAGCACAGAAGACGGTCCTTTCTTCATACGAAAAGCAGTTGGAGCTTGTAAGCAAAGAAGAAGGCGAGAGCTCCGCAGCCGCAGAAAACCTCAGAATTAAGATTGCCAACACACAGGCAACCATCGCCCAGACGGAATCAGAACTCAAGGACCTCGCAAAGGGATTCGCGACAGCAGGAAAAGAGGCAGACGAAGCCGGAGGCGGAGGCTTTACAGTTTTCAAGGCCGTTCTTGCAGATCTTGCATCGAACACCATACAGGCTGCGCTTGACGGACTCAAGAAGCTCGGCACTGCAATGATTGACTTAGGAAAGCAGTCAATTGCAGGATATGCAGACTACGAACAGCTCGCCGGAGGCGTAGAGACACTGTTCGGAACCAGCTACAAAACCGTTGAAGAATACGCTGAAGGAGTAGGGATCTCTCTTGAAGAAGCGGAGAGAACCTGGGACATATACAGCAAGCGCCAGGAAATAATAATGAAGAGCGCAAACGAAGCGTACAAGACAGCCGGAATGTCAGCCAACAAGTACATGGAGACAGTAACCGGATTCGCCGCTTCGCTTAACAGCAGCCTCGGAGAATCAGTTTGGCAATCTGCATATTATGCAGATTCTGCCATCGTAGCGATGTCGGACAATGCAAACAAGATGGGTACCGACATGGAATCTATCATTCATGCATATCAGGGCTTCGCGAAACAAAACTTTACAATGCTCGATAATCTGAAGCTTGGATACGGCGGCACAAAGGAAGAAATGGAAAGACTTCTTCGTGACGCGGAAGAATTCGAGGGCCTTGAAATTGGCGAGTTTGACGCTTCGAATTTTGCAGACGTAATATCAGCCATCGAAATAATTCAGGACAAGCTTGGAATAACCGGCACCACGGCGAAGGAAGCCAGCACCACAATTTCGGGCTCGATTGGAGCAATGAAAAGTGCGTGGGAAAACTTCGTTGCAGGTCTTGCAAACGGAGACCAAAACCCCGAGGAACTGTTTGACACGGTAGTCGAAGCAGCGGAGCAGGTATGGGAGAACTTAAAGCCCGTACTCGAAAGACTTGTTACCAATGCGATAGACCTCGTTAAGTCGGAACTTAAAAAGCGCTTCCCGGAAGTGTACAAGACGCTTCAACAGGCAAGAGACGCAATCAAAGGCGTGTTTGATTGGATTCTTAAGAACAAGAATGCAATCCTCGCAACGATAGCTGCCATCGGAGCAGGCTTAGCCGCTCTAAATGTTGCCAACATGATTATGAATCTCATCAAAGCGTTTAAAGCATGGAAGGCCGCCACCGAAGGAATGACAATCGCTCAGCAGCTTTTAAACTTAGTCATGGAAGCAAATCCCATCGGATTAATCATCGCTGGCATTACCGCACTTGTAGCCGCATTCATCACGTTATGGAACACCTCAGATGAATTCCGCCAGTTTTGGATTGACTTATGGGAAGGCATCAAAGAAACCGCAGGCGCTGCGTGGGACTGGATACAGGGCGTATTCAGTAAAGCGTGGGACGGAATCAAAAAGATATGGAACGGCGCGAAGAAATTCTTTTCAGGAATATGGGATGGAATTAAAAGCGTATTTGGCGGCGTAAAGGACTGGTTTTCAGGAGTATTCCAAGGCGCAGCCGATGCGATTTCAACCATATTCAACGGAATCGTGGGAGCAATAAAAGCTCCGATAAATTTCCTGATCAATGCCCTGAATACGGTAATCGATGGCATAAACAAAATCAAGATACCCGACTGGGTACCGGGAATCGGAGGAAAAGGAATAAACATCCCGAGAATTCCGAACCTTGCTCGAGGCGGTATCCTTGAAAAAGGCCAGCTCGGATTACTTGAAGGTAACGGAGCCGAGGCTGTAGTACCACTCGAAAACAACAGAAGATGGATAGCAGCAACCGCGAAGGACTTGAAGAAAGAGCTCTCCGCGCAGGGAATCGTGAACAACTCAACCACGACCCAGAACGGAAACCAGTATTATTACTTTAATCAGACGAATAACAGCCCCAAGGCGCTGAGCCGCCTTGACATTTATCGTCAGACAAGAAACCAAATTGCAATGTTGAAGGGAGGGCTGCTCAATGCCTAAGTTAATCGTAGAGAACGACAGAGGCGAGCGCATACAGCTCACTCAGAATCCCAATTATGATGTGACAAGCATCGAAGGATTGGATCCTCCGAGTGCTAACATCAATATTGCAGAAAATGCGAACTTTGACGGCGGCACCAAGAAAAACAGCCGCCTCAACGTTCGAAACATAGTAATCACCATAGCAATACATCAGCCGATTGAAAAGAACAGAATTGCACTTTATAAGTATTTAAAATCTAAAAGAGAGTGCACTCTCTATTTTTCAAACGGCGCAAGAAAAGTCTTCACAAAAGGAACGGTCGAAAGCTTCGAGGTTCCCCAGTGGACCAACAAAGAAAGAGCGCAGATCAGTATTCTGTGTCCAAATCCGTACTTGATAGATACGGAACAGAGTCAGACATCATTTTCTGTTGTTGAGCCGCTCTTTGAATTTCCTTTTTCGATACCGGCGACAGGTCAGGAAATCAGTCGACTTGTGTTCAATAAAGAAGAAACTATAATCGCTGGCGACATTGAAACGGGAATGGATATTCGAATCGTAGCCGTAGGCTCGGCCATGAATCCGATTATATATAACACCGAAACACTGGAGAACCTGAAGGTCAATATTAGCCTTGTTAAAGGCGACGTGCTAAGAATAAATACCAATCGAGGCCAGAAAAGCATCACGCTCACACGAAACGGAATTACCACCAATGTAATAAACAATTTGGTTCCCGGAAGCAAATGGCTGCAGCTTGAGCCTGGAGAGAATACGCTTCTTTATTCTGCTGATGCATCACCCGAGAATTTAATTGTAAACATCGAATACAGCACATTATATGAAGGAGTTTAAACATGGATTTATACCTTTTGAATTCCAGCTATGAAAAGATCGCCGTAATCGATAACTACCAGTCAATCATATGGACGCTTCGATATTACACGCCGGGGGATTTTGAATTATACACCCCGGCGACACCGGAGCTTTTCAAAATGCTCAAGAAAGATTATATGCTCGTGAGGGACATTGATTGCATCGGAGACGAATACCACAACGTCATGATGATTCGCAACATCGAGATTCAATCGGATGCAGAGACCGGCGACAGTTTAATCGTAACAGGTCCGTGCTTAAAATCCATCGTTGGAAGACGAGCCGTAATTGAACAAACCAACCTGAGCGGAACAGTGACAAATTGCATCAGAACGTTAATCACGCAGAATATTATATCCCCGAGCAACTCTGACAGAGCTATCAGCAACTTCACATTGGGGACGGATTCCGTAGATAATCCGCCGAACATGTCAATGCAGATTACTGGAGCCAACCTCGCAGAAGCGATAGCAGAAATCGGAGCGACATACGGATATGGATGGGACGTATATATCAAAAACGGCAATTTTGTGTTTTACATTTATGAAGGAGCTGACCGTTCTTACAATCAGAACACCAATCCACATGTCGTTTTTTCGACAGAATACGATAACCTGCTTAGTTCCAATTACATTGAAAATCGCGACAATTATGCGAATGTCGCAATCGTGGCCGGAGAGGGAGAAGGAACGGCACGAAAGAAAGTAACAGTCGGAACAGCAACAGGCCTCGAAAGGATAGAGATATGGGTAGATGACCGCAACGCCTCATCCAATGCAGGCACAATCGACCCCACGGACTATTCAGCACTTTTGGAAGCAGCCGGCGAGGAAAAACTTGCTGAGACTACAATCACCACGGAATTCACCGGCGAGATTATACCGAATGTGAATTTCATATATGGAGAAGATTACTTCCTGGGCGACATCGTACAGATTGAGAACGATTACGGAATCAGCAAAGCTGTACGAATCACAGAAATAATATCGAGCAAAGACGAAAACGGCGAGAACGTGATTCCCACGTTCGAAGAAGGAGGAATCTAATGTTAACATACGGATTTTTTAACAGTTTGAACGGAGACAGAGCATACAACGCCGATCAGATGAGCGCAATGTTTGAAGGCTTAATCAGTGACGGCGTATTTGAATCTGTGGGAGACAAGATGCAAGTAACAGCCGGAACCGGAATGTACTTATATGTCAATTCAGGTCGTGCTTTTGTCGAAGATCGCTGGTGTAAAATTGATTCAGTAGAAGCCATCGAGGTAAATTCGGCAGATGTATCATATCCAAGGTGGACAGCAATTGTACTCAGAAAAAATATTTCAGACAGAAACATTGTGCTGGGTACAGTAGACGGTGAGCCCGCTCAAACACCAATAAAACCAGCCATCACAAGAAGCGGAGATGTATACGAGCTATGCCTTGCTTATGTGTACGTAGCGGCAAATGCGGTTGAAATTGCACAAACGGATATTACTGACACGAGAGCTGATACAAGTGTTTGCGGATGGGTAACGGGCTTAATCGAGCAGGTTGATACAGCAACATTGTTTGCACAGTGGGAGGCGGCTTATCAGCAGGCAATCGCAGACATGAACGACTACGAGGACGGACTCGAGGCCGAAATGGAAGAATGGCAGGAAGGATTCCAAAGCGATATTGAGGCGTGGGAAGCTTCCATGAAGACCGCTTTTGATGCATGGCTCGATACACTGACAGAAGAGTTAAATGTAAACACATACGTCGAAGACTACTACAAGACAGCATCGTTTACGAGCGGAACCACTCACACGGTAACTCTTAACATGACGAATTACACATATGCCGCTGAGGATGTAATTACCGTGTGGATTAATGGACTCATTGCAACTCCTGAAGTCGATTACACTATAAATACTACAGGCGCGGCACCAGTCCTTACATTTGAACAGAACACAAACGCGAGCAGCTTAGAGCCGTATTCAGTAGTCGTTCAGGTGATAAAATCCCGCATAGGATTTTCATCATAAATATTCCAATATTTCTCCTGGAGGAAGGGAGCCTTCGGGCTCCCCAAATCTCGGGAAATTGCACCGGTGCAAAACACGAACCTGTTAATTATTTAAAATAAAAGGAGAAAAAAATGATAAGAAAATGGGCGTCAGAAATAACCGCGACCAGTGTATCAGTATTCACGGTCACAAGTGCAATTGGCGGAGCCTTGGTCTATTTGTTCGGGCCTTGGAATAAAACATTCGCCTGGTTAGTAATCCTTATGGGTGCGGACATCATAACGGGAGTTATGACGGCAATCGCTCAGAAGTCTGCGAAAACGGAAGACGGAAAGTTCAGCTCGAGCGCCGGAACCGCGGGATTATTCAAGAAAATTGGGGTGCTAATATGTATTATGGCAACCTATGGAGTTGGAATCATATTTTTGCCAAAAACGGAAGAGGCAATAGTATTAAGAGACGCAGTTATTTGCGGATTTGCTTTTTTTGAAGCGGCAAGCATTTTTGAAAATCTCGACAAGTTGGGTATTAAATTTCCACCTGTTTTGATTAAATTTATAAAAGCAATTAAAAAGAAAGTTTATTCTGAAAAAGACCCCCTCAACCCCAGTAATGAGTCACTGAGTGACACAGAGGCAGCGAACGATGAAAAGGAAGAAGAAATCGAACCGCTCAATCTGGGAAAAGACGAAGGCAGTAATTAACAGAATCAGTGCGGCGGCATACGCAGTAATAAGACTAATTGATTTTTTTTGGTAAAAAAGAATTGGAAGAAGAGGAGATCAAATAAATGCCTAACGTAATACCGAGAGAAGAAGACACACACCACAACAGCGGAAGCGGCGGCTCACATGGCGGCGGCGGAAGCGGAAGAGGCGGAGACGAACCGACCACCCACACCGGTGGCGGAAGTGGCTCTCAGGTAAACAACCCACCCCCTAAGAGCGGAGGAGAAACCAAAACTCCCACATAATTAAGAAAAGGGCCTCGCAATGAGGCCCTTATTTTTATGCGCGGAAAGCGGCACATTCTCAACACCGCTCTCCATTTAATGCAATTGTAATATACCCAAAATTGCATTAAAATGATAACAAAAACAAATTACAAATTAGTTAAATGCCCCACGGAAAAACCCACAAGGCAAATAAACCCAGTGAACAAGTGGTGTACAGCATATATGCAAAATCTTCGAATCTTGTCACTCCGATGCAAAGAAAAAGCCTTGATTTAAGGGAAAAACCCAAGAATCAAGGCTTTTATATTTTTATTTTCTACAACGTATTTGCAAGGGTTACAACGGCATGTTGTGGCAAATTGCCCCACGGGCTACCCCATGCTAATCGAAAAAAGAAGAGATATCGGAAGATATCTTTTTGCGCTTCTCTTCATCCTTCAATTTGAGCGAATGCAGATATATATTTGATACCGTTTCGGAGCCCATCCAGCCACCAAGCTCTTGAATGGTTTTCAAGTCGTAGCCCTTATCCAAGAGAATCGAGGCAAATAAGTGCCTGAGTTTATGGATTGAAAAGTGCTCAAGCCCGAGCTTCTTTTGAGTACGTGCAAGAAAATTCGAAATCGTTCCGGGAAAGCCCTTAAAGACGTAGCCCTGCTTTCTTATTTCTTCCGCAAGCTCGTGACTGATTAATACGTTTCGCACACTTCCCGGAGTCTTCGGCGGCTTCTTTACCCAGTTTCCCTTTTCGTCCTGTACAAGGTCTTTTGTAATATGAATCACGTCCTGAGCATCAAGATCGGAAAGCTCGAGAGCACAAATTTCACCGCGTCTCAATCCGTAGCAGGCAAGCTTTAAAGGAATACTGTATTGCGTGCCCTCGGCCACAGCAAGGATGGCCTGAAGGTCTTCTTTCTTCGGAATGTATGGCTCACTCTTTGGAAGCTTTGGGAGCGTAGTGTTAAGAGCCAAGTGAGGACGTGCACGCTTAAGCACGGCAGATATAAAACCGTGAAGCGAGCGCACCGTTTTGGGCGAGCACGTACCCGAAAGCTCATTTACACATTGCTGAACCGAATCAGCTGTTATCTGCGACACCGGCATCCGTCTGAACCAATCAGGGAGCCGCGCAGGATAAAGCTTGTACTCCCGGATTGTTCGAGGGCTTAATATGTTGGCCTTGAGAGATATGTACTTTTCGGCCGCAGCTGTAAAAGAACTCTTATCGGCCACAACATCCTTCATCACTTCGGCCAAAAGCTCCAGGGCTTCTTTATTGGATGGCTTGTGATCGACGGTGACGCTGTACCTTTGGCCATTGTAACGCTGGCGTATCCTGTAGGAACCGCTTGGCAGTCTTTCAATTTCCATTTAATTCCTCCTTTTTAATTTAATCCAGTTTACAAAGAAGAACATGGCTACGCCGAAGAGAAGAATACTCAGAGGCCACGCCACAGGCAAGAACAAAAGCCCAAAGAGCGCCGCTGCTATGCCTACAATTAAAAGGCCGATGATATTCTTCTTCGAAGAAACGGAGGCCTTCATAGGATCCTCGTCACCGACAGTAATATATAAATCAGCAAAATAGCCGTAAGTACCGGGAAAGACATCGCCTTCTCCGATATATTTATAATTGCCGCCGTGAATTACCAAAGAGAAGCGCGCAGAAGAGTCGGAAAGAAGCTCCCTGACCTCCACAGCCTCAGTCTTCTTAATGTAACCGACAACGTGCCCGTCAGCATCGATGCGGACCGCATTGGAATCGTGAGAATTCGAGTCTTCTTTTATAACGTCTATATGTGAATAGTAATAATCGTATTCATAAATCCGATCGCCTTCGACGTAAAGGTCCAGCAATTCTTTATTGGTTAAATTATAGTCTTCGTTCTCAAGAGCAAGCGTTTGAAATTCATCTACATGATGCGGCACGCCTGCAAGCTCATATTTATATGTATTAGACACCTTTTTTATCTCCTTCTGTATTCTGAGCCAAAAGAAGCGCTTTCATAATATCCAAAACCTTCTCTTTATTTTCCATGTTTAAAAGACCAAAGTAATAATGAAAAGCCCTTGTCATACCACCGTCCGCAAAAGGAAGCGGAGCCTCGATGAGAATGTCAGAGCGATTGCATCCGATAAACTCACATATACGGTCAATTTTATCCATGCGAGGAAGCTTTACACCGTTCACCCAGTTAGAGACTGAAGCCTGCGAAGTATTCATGTAAGCAGCAAGGTCGGCCTGTGTTTTTCCTGATATAGCAAGGCGTTTGGCAAGGCGCTGTCCTATTTCTTTATTTATTTCTGTCATGTTTTGCCCTCCTGTGTACTTATTATAATACAACAGAATTAACTTTTTGTAAAATAAATTAACTTTGGGTATTGACATATAACTTTAAGTTAAGTATAATACAAAGCATAGGAGGTAAAAAAACATGAGTGAATTCAAAATCACGATGGAAGCGGCAAGAGTTAATGCAGGGCTTACACAGCAGGCAATAGCTGATAAAATGGCCGTTTCCAGACAGACAATCCACTTTTGGGAAAAGGGAAAAGTTATCCCGAAGCCTGCAGAATTCAAGATGTATTGTGAGATCTGTAACGCTCCGGTAGATATTATTATTTTGCCTACAGCTTAACTTTAAGTTAAGTCAGACGGGAAGGAAAAAGACAGCATGGGAAAGAAAATCTACATCACAAGAACTCGCCGGAGCCTCAACAAGATATCGGACTACATCCGAGGAGAGCTCAAGCGGCAAGATCTCACACAGGAACAACTGGCAGACCGAATCGGAGTTAAGCAGCAGACACTTTCAAAGTGGCTCAAGAATCCGAAGGTACTCAAGCTCGAGAACTTCATCGACATTATCCAAGAACTTCATACACCAAAAGAGGAGGCAGCGGAACTGATATGCACAGAGAAATGAAAATCTTCACAGCGATAGTTGTGGGCGCACTTATTTTGACAACAGCCTGCGCAGCTACATCGATAGCAAGCACCAAGGAACCCGTTGAATTTCTCGAGCCCGTGGAAGTGGCACTGGTACCGAAAGCACAGAAACCCCAGCCTATCATCGTAGAGATTGAAGAAATTGCACCGGTGCAAGGCGAAGAAGAAATCGCTCCCGGAATCACCGACAACGACCGAATCTTCATGTACTACTGCATACAGGCAGAAGCCGGCAATCAGTCGGAACTCGTCAAGAGACTTTGCACAGATGTAATCATCAACAGGATGCACGATCCTGACTGGGCCGACACGATTCGAGGAGTCATCACCGAGCCGCACCAGTTTTCAGTGTGGAGCAACGGAAGCCTGATGAAGGCGGTACCGACAGATGAAACAATCGCAGCAGTAAACAAGGAAATCGAAACGCAGATATCAAACGACATTGTTTACTTCAATTCAATCGGATTTATACACGGAGAAAGATGGGAACAGGTCGGAGACATGTACTTCATGACGAAAGGAGAAAAGAAATAATGTTGAAAGCAATGACAGCAAGTGACTGGACCGAGAGAGCAATGTTCCTCGACACAGAGGAGCAGATGGCCTTCATGAGAGGAGTCCCCACAGACGTAATTCTGACAGAACTCACAAGACGAGTAATCACACAGCAGAAAGCGATCGACGCAATGACAAAAGAACTCGATAAAATGAAAAACCCCTGAGCGGCAACTCAGAGGTAAAAGATTCGACTTTTTGAAAAGCTTTAATCCTTAAAAATATTATAGCTCAAAACGTCGGAAAAGTCAATAAAATCAAGGGCTTCAGCAGCCCATAAGTGCTTGCTCAAGGTATTAATTACTCGACCACAGGAGAGGAATTTAAGACCTTGAGAGAAGGAGAAACCCGATGCCATACATCGAAGAGATATGTGAGGCAGGGTTAACGCTCGAAGTACAAAAGTATTACTCATACCGGTACCACAGTAAAGGGATACCGAGAAGCAAAAACATGAGTCCTACATCAGAGGCAGTCAAGAAGATAAACCAGCGCAGAGCTGGAGTCAGACTCCGAAGGCTCATGAATACGAACTTCGAAGATGGAGACTTTTCGATTCGCTTGGACTTCTTCAAAGATCCTCCCAGGAACTCGGAAGAAATGCAGAGCATGATAAGCCGAGACTTAAGAAGGCTCAAGAGAATGTATCAAGCGAGAGGACAAACACTGAAGTACATCTACGTGAAAGAAGTCGGACCGAGAGGAGGCCGACACATACACATCGTAGTTAATAAAACAGACACAGACCTGATTCGAAAATGGTGGACTCGCGGAGGCATTCACATAGATCCCCTGAATACCGAGGGACAATATGCAAAGCTTGCCGAGTATTTCATCAAGTATGCAGGCATCACCGAGAAGACGGAAGGCCAGCTGATAGGAAAACGATGGTATGCATCGCAGAACCTGAAAGAGCCCATCATCAAAAAGCGAGTCATAAAGGCGGCGACCTTTAAGAACAAGGTCAAGAAGAAAGAAGGATACATCCTCGAAAAAGGATCTCTTCGATACGGAATCTCGGAAGAGACCGGATACGAATACTTCGCTTACACCCTCCTCCGAACACGAGGACAAAATGATGATAGTTAACATCTACACACAAACGACGGCAAAACCGCCCATAAAGAAAAAGACCGGATTCGCATATGTGCTTGAAACAGAAACACCACACGGACCGGCAACACTGACAAGCCAGGGAGTCCTAAAGGACACGGCAAAGAACCTCGCGGAACTGGCAGCAGTCGTGAAAGCATTGAGGCACCTGCGGAAGCCTTCCGAGTTAAGAATTTACACAAGCCCATACATGGCAAGCGTATTGAACGGATGGCTTAAGGAATGGGAAGGCCGAGGATGGAAAAACAAATCCGGGAAGGCGGTACCCGAGGAATACAAAGAGCTCGCAGAGCTTCTCAAGCCTCATACATACGAAGCACTAAGTGAAAACAATTCATATACAGGCTGGTTAGAAAGGACAGCAAAAGAACAGGAGGAAAAAGACGAATGACAAATTACAAGTTTGGGAGCCCTGAAGAATTGATCAAGGCAGCAGAAGAAAACATCGTGACAGCAGCCGCAGAGAGTGGCATCAATGCTGACGATCTTCAGGACTGCATCGAAGAAGCTAAAGAAGGAAAATACTTGTTTCTTGCTTTCTTGATGGTAGAGCAGAAGGTCAAGACAGAACTGGCAGACTTTAACCTTGCCGGCTCGATTATGGGAGATTGGGCCGAGTATATCAAGAACGAAGCATATGGCAGCGAAGCGATGGCAAGAGCAATCCTTCTGCCGGAAAAGAAAATGGCGGATTGCTTAGCAGTATTGCTGAAGTACAGCTTTGAGAACTCTTTCGATGTGCCGACAGAGATAGTTAAAAAGGCAATGCCAAATAATAATTTCAAGGTCAAGCTCGGAATCCCCGGAATGGCGAAAGCAAGGCGCTTGATAGCCGATTTCTTCACCGATTAATTCGGCAGATTTCGGCACACTATAAAAAGAGGGAGCATGAAATGATTACATACAAGGGTTTTAACGCAAATTTATGCGCCACGATGGGACGTGGAACCTTCCAGTATGAAGTCGGGAAAAAGTACATCGAAGCCGAGGCGAACTGTGCAAAGAACGGCTTCCACAGCTGCAACGAACCGCTCGGAGTCCTTGGATGGTACAGCGGGCCTGAATCAAGATATTGCGTCTGCGAAGCAGGCGGAGAGATCAACGAAGACGGAGACGGCCACGGAAGAGTATCAAGCACAGAGCTCACACTTCTCAAAGAAGTCAATGTTAAACAGCTCGCAATCATCGAGGCGGCATGGATTCAGAAGCATCCGCTCCGGGAGAATGTAAAGCAGGTACAAATCGAAAACGGACACACAGAACATGGGATATGTGTTGTCAGAGGAAAGGCACCAGCAGCAGTCGTGACAAAAGACACTTGCTTGGTACTCCTCCAAGAAAAACCGAGAAGCAAGAACATTGACAAGATATTGGTTATCGAGAAAGCCACGGCAGGGACTTATACCATCGAGGGAAAAAGACGTGAAAAAAGCAGAACTAAGAAAACTCCGAACGTTGAACGCAACGCCGGAGATGATACAAAAGGCAAAGAATAACAAAATCCACGAAAAAGGGAAACACTCGTGGGAGACCTACACAAAGAGATATGAGTGGTTTGCAAGATGTCAGAACTTAGGACCGTATATCAAACTTGCAATCTACGAGCCGCATACACTGGCACTCGGAATTAAGACCGCACGATATGAAGTCTTTATAGATGCCAAAAACAAGGACTACATAACGAGAATCTTAAACGACGACGGAAGCGAGCGAGAGTGGCGAGGAGGAATGCTTCAGAACATTCTTCCGTATCACAGATATTACTACTCATCACCCACAGGCTACGCCAAAGAGGACCTTTACATCAATGCGATGGGAACGAAGACCTTAAAAGGGCTTAACAAGGATAAGAGTCTTAAGCCAATGAGAGCGCTTGATGTATGGCAGGAGTCAGTGCTGGAGCACAAGCGAGAAGAACGCGAACGCAAAGAGACTTCTCCCTGGGATGCGGAAATGGCCAAAGTGCAACCGGTAGCGAAAGAGTTTATCAAGTGGCTTGAGCACAAGAGACCGGAACAGGAATTTGCAATATACCACGGCGGAAGCGAGACAGTTTACTGCACGAGATGCAGAAAAGAAGTCAAACTCGAGCACAAGATCATCAGAGACACCCTTCAGGTTTGCCCCAGCTGCGGTAAGGCCTTAAAGATTGTATTTGGCCTCACTCATAAGCTTCCGATGCATGACGACACACTGTACAGCCAAATTGTAGAGCCATACGAGGACGGGGTTATCGCAAGAACCTTTTACAGCTACAGACAAATCGATCTGAGAAACAAGAAGGTTAAACTCCATCAGGCGAAAGAAGTCTTAAGAACCATCCTCACACCGGAGAAACAGGAACAGTATTGCTGGTGCTTATACAAGAACCGCACAGAGAGATGGGTTAAACAAAACGGCATCGAGTATAGATACTGGTACACTCCAAGGATTTACACGGAGAACATGGCCGAGATTAAAGCACTTGTGGACCGATACACAGCAGTCATGAACGTAGCAGATAAGATGGCAACCTCAATCGAAGCCTTTATATCGGCAGAGAAAGAGGAAAAAGCACTCGAACCGCTTGCAAAAATCGGAATGATAGAGCTGGCACGAACGCTGACATATGACGGGAGACGTTATTACAAGTATTCGTCCAAGTACACTGACCAAAGTCAGACGGAACTCACGAAGATCCTCAAGATTGACACGGCGAGGCTTAAGAGACTCAGGGCAATGACGAGCCCGGCAGCAGACCTGACAACACTCGCATGGATGCAACTCGAGAAAAAGAAGAATACAGTCTTTCCGGAAGAAATCTTCGAGTTTTACACGGTGGCAAACCTTGAGCCTGACGACCTCGACACAAAACCATCACAGATGAGTTACCTACAGTTTGGCAGATACTTATGCATTCAGGCATGTAAGCACACTGAATACAAGAGCCTCCACGAACTTGGCAGGAACGTAATCGACGAACTGAGGACCTATGAGGATTACATGAGGATGGCGGAACGCCTGAAGATGAACCTTAACAGCTCAATGGTATACAAGCCCAAGGACCTGAAAGCCGCTCATGACGAATGCGTGGAACTCCTGCAAAGAGGAAGCATGGAAGAGACGGCCAAGAAGACCGAGAAACGCTTCAAAGGAATTAAAAAGGTATTCCCGGAGCTCGAGAAATACGAATACCAAGCAGACGGTTACATCGTAAAGGCTCCAAAGAGCGTGTACGACATCGTGAGAGAGGGAACGCTCCTCAAGCACTGCATACACACTTGCGATTATTACTTCGAGCGAATGCTCACAAGAGAGTCGACAATCATGTTCCTGAGAAAAGCAGACGCACCCGAGTCGCCCTGGTACACATTGGAACTCGAGCCCGGCGGAAACATCAGACAGAAAAGAACAGTCGGAGACACTCAGAACAAGGACCTCGAAGAAGCACTTCCCTTCCTGAAGAAATACCAAGCGCAGCTGCAGAAGAAGCTCACCAAGAAAGACAAAGAGCTGGCGAGAATCTCAGACGAGAAGAGAAGAGCAAATTATAAAAAAGCACGAGAAGAAAATAAGCGAGTATGGCATGGAAAACTGCAAGGCCAGCTGCTCGCGGACGTATTAGAAGCCGACTTCATGGCGGCGATTTAAGGGGAGGAAAAATAAATGAACGGTTTAGTAATCGGAATGTTTGTTATGGGAGCTTTGCTCACCGGTCTTATTATCGGTTTTTGTGTAGGCCACGAAACAGGATACTCACAGGGAGCAATGGACGAAGCAATCAGATTCGAAGAGGAGAAAAAGAAGAATGAACGAAATAATCACAAGTAATTATGCCGAGTTTAAAAGAGAACTCGACACAGAAATCAAGAGAGAAGCCGAGGGCTTCGTCAAGATCGGATACCTTTTAAGGCTGGCAAGAGAGACGGACATCCTCAAAGAAAGCGAATACGCAAACGTGAACGACTTCGCAAGGAAGGAATACGGACTCGACGCTTCACAGGTATCAAGATTCATTTCAATCAACGAGAGATTTTCCGAAGGCGGCTACAGCGAGCGCCTCGAGGAAAAGTACGAAGGCTTTGGAGTAGCAAAGCTCAGCATCATGTTACAGCTCCCGGAAAGCATCAACGAGAACCTCACTCCTGACTACACGAAGAGCGAAATCAACGCACTCCGGGAAGAGGTAAAAGAAGAGGCCAAGACGACAGACATCGAAATCATGATGGAGCCCAAGACCGACAATCCTTTTGCAGCTGCAGTCAAAGAGATGCTCAAAGCGGAACCTGCGACAGCTGAAGCACTGAAAGAAGTCAAGGCAAGACTTCACATGCACAAAGACTACAAAGAAGCAATAGCTCCATACGGAGCCATTAAGTCAGTAAGACTCGACGGAATCGGAAGAGTAATGCTCAAGTTTGACGAGAGCGACACCGTGAAGCTCATCAAGGTCAGAGAGAACAGCACCGAAGAGCATGAACTCAACGAACTGGCAGACGCAATCGAAGACTACCTCATAAACGACTACAAAGAGCCGGCACCGGCAGCAGTCGTAGAGAAACCTAAGAAGAGCACCGTTACAGACTTGGGTAAAATTGCACCGGTGCAACCCAAATCGAAGGTTACAAAGGCAGAACCAAAGAAAGAAGAGCCCATCAAGAAGGTTGAGGAACACGAGGCCGAAATCATACCTCCCGAAAACCATTTTGACCGAGAAAACATCACGGCGGAAACGGCTCCGGCAATGCCTGAACCCGAAGAACCCATCAGAGACCTCACAGAAGAGGCTGAGGAGCCCGAGAAGGCGACGGACGTAATGGGAGACATAATAAGCCAGCTTGGCCCTTGCGAGGAAGTCGAAAAGAAGCTTGAAGTGATTCACGACTACTTTGAGCAGGACATCCAGGGAATCAAGCTCATGCTCAGGATGAATCCGACAATCGACTATTTGGAGAGCGCTGTTGCCCGAAGCCTCAAGCTCGCTGACATGATTAGAGAACTGATTTACATCAAGAAAAAGTATGAATGATTTTCTCAATCTTATAAACAGACAAGCAAGCCGAATGAAAGGTTTGACAGCAATCATCAGCATAGCTCCACACGGGCAATGGAGAGTACAGGTCAACTGGAAGGAAGCTTGCAAGCGAGGAGGCGACATGATAATCGCCTTCTCGGAAGAAACAGACAGAGAGGAAGCCTTCAGGGCGGCCTTTGAAAGATTAAACCAATGGATTGAAACACACGAGGAGGACATCAATGAAAGAATTCGGCACATGTAGATTTTGCGGACAGACCGCAATGGTATCGGTTGGAGACGCAGCCACCCAGGCAGATATTGACGAAGCTGCTACAAGAGAATGCTCATGCGAGCAGGCTAAGGCATACAACGCAAAGTGTTGCGATGCAGAGGTATGCGAGGAGAACATCAAGAAGGTGATCGGAAAAGGCACTACAGTAGCACAGCTGTTAATCTCCTGTATTCCGTTGATTCAGGACAACAGCATCACAAAGATAACAGTCAACTATGAATCCGGTGACGCAAGCGTAACCGCAAGGCTCGGCTATAACGGCAAGGGCAATCTCGTAATACAGAAGAGTGTCACGACCGTCGAGCAGGAAGAAACATGAAGATCCGAAGCATAATGCAGAGCGACAGCTCATATTGCTTCCTCTGCAGGCTCCTGTATGGAGACGACTTCCCAAAGCCCACCGAAGAGCATCACGCCATCGGTGGGAACGGGAAGAGGGAGCTAAGCACCCAGTACAAGCTAACCGTAAGGCTGTGCGCCAAGCATCACAGAAACGGGAAAGAAGCGGTGCATAACAACATCGAGATGAACCGCATCGTACAGCGCGCGGCACAGGAAGCCTTCGAGAAGGAATATCCGGGGTTAAATTTCAGGGAAATATTTGGGAGGAATTACAAGTGAAGAGAAAATGGACAGACCTTATAGCCCTAATCGACGACGTAAAGAAACTCCTCGAAGAGGGCAAAACAAACAAAGAAATAGGCGAAGCCCTCGGGCTCCAAAAGTACCAGGTACTCAGAATCAAGAAATACATCAGGGAAGGGAAAGACGAACCCGAAAGTCTCGACCTCGACAGCGACCCGCACGAATATGAGGAGCTGCTTTGCGAAGACGATGGCAACTTCAACATGTTTGAATGGAGATTACAGGCAAGAATACGGAAAAAGAAACCACTCCCGAAGGTAGTAATCGACGGGAAGACTTACACAGACATCACGAGCTTAATCGTTGATTGTGGGGAGGCATAGGATGAAAGATTTAGAAGTTTACAGCAGATTTCACAACATGGTAGGGACCGGAGAAGACCGCATCGAAAGGCTTGCAGAAATATACGACTGCAAAGAGAAAGATATCAAAGCTGCTTTGCAGAGATGCCAAGGCATCACCCCGGAGAGCCTGAAAGAAATGAACGTTTACAACCCCGACACGAATCCCTTCTGCAAAATCAGAGTGATGGTACCCGAAAACAAAATTGCGAGCACAGCTGTTTACAAGCGCCTCGATGAACTCGACAAGGAAATCAAGACGCTGGACGAGAAGAAGAAGCTCCTCGAGATAGAGTATAAAGCGCTCGTGGACCACATGGGAGGAGCAAGGCATGAATAAGGTCATATTGATGGGACGACTTGCAAGGGATCCCGAAATCAGATACACAGACGCGAATCTCACAATCGGCCGCTACAGCTTGGCGGTACCGAGAAAAGTGCAGCAGGGACAGGAGCAGGCAGCAGACTTTATGAACATTGTATGTTTCGGAAAAGTAGCTGAGTTTGCCGAGAAGTACCTGCACAAAGGCACAAAGATACTTGTTACCGGAAGACTTCAAACAGGCTCCTACACCAACAAGGACGGGCAGAAGGTATACACGACCGACGTAGTAGCCGAGGAGCAAGAGTTTTGCGAGAGCAAGCCATCAGGCAACAATCAGAACACAAACGCAAGCCGCATCCCGCCGGACGGCTTCATGAGCTTTCCCGATGATGGAATTGAGGACGACCTTCCATTCGGACCTGTGAGCAGATAGGAGGAGGCATGACGAAGCATCAGCTTAGCAACATTTACTACATGACTAAAGAACTCGAAGCTATGAGACATCGGCTCGATGAACTCAACGCAGATATAGCCCTCGCTCCAAAGGTATACGACGGTATGCCACACTCGCAGACGAATGCAGTAAAAAGCCCGGTGGAAGATAAGGCCATCAAGCTTGCAGAGCTTACAAAGAAAATCGAAGAGCGCATCACCGAGATTGAGAAAGCGAAACTTGACCTTGAAATCATGATTGCAGACATGACGGACCCCGTTCTCAAGCTCGCTATCCTCTATCACTGCATCAAATTGTACGACTGGAACAAGACAGCGGCAAAGATAGGCGGAAATCAGACAAGCGAAGGCGTGCGAAAGATGTATTCGAGATTCGTGTCGACATTGGAGGAAGGCGCATGATGATTCACCTGGTAGACCAAGACACAAAAGAAACATTTCAATGCTACGGCGACAACGAAGTCAAAGCGGCCATAGCAGCCGCAAGAGAGTCAGGCAAAATCGTAAACATGGAGCTCGACGACACCTGCAGAGATTGTCTGATCTATATCGTGAGAGATATATACGCCGAAACAGAGCTGCCGGTGGCTTTGACTACAGAAGCGTGGCATTCAATAACGCAAATAGGCGATTTGATAACAGAAACGGTCGAAAAAGTAACAACAATCCTTCAACCGTTCGTCATAGCAGTTGCAGAGACTATTGAACAGTACGGAATCGGTCGAGCACCGTCAGAAATCAAGAAAGAAATAAAACACACCAAGAACCCGATGAGATTGAGCCAGCTGTATAGAGAGCTCGATGAAGCATACAAAAGAAATGGGAGGAAAAAGAAATGATATTTAGCCCGTTAACAGATTTTACAAACGTAAGCCCTAATAATTCAGGACAGAGAAAGCAACCAATCATATATAACATTCCGCACTGCACAGCTGTATCAATCCCGGCAAAACGAATCGGAGAAATTTTTGAGAAGCCAAGCAGAAACGCTTCATGTCAGTATGGCCTCGGCAATGACGGATTAATCGTCGGAGTTTGCCCGGAGGAGTGGCGATCCTGGTGCACATCGTCGGACTGGGTGGACCAAAGAGGCATAACTTTTGAGATTTCATCGAGCAATGTGGCACCCTACGAACTCGACAAAGTAGCTTTCGAGAACTGGAAGACCTTATCGGTTGACATCATGAAGAGATACGGCAAGACAAGGCTCCTGTACTTTCCTGACGCAGCAACAGCCAAGGCATACAAGGTCAAGGATAATGAAATGGTAATTATGCTTCATAGATGGTTTGCTAAAAAAGCATGCCCTGGAGACTGGCTCGTGCAGAGGCTTCCCGAGGCAGTGGCCGAGATTAACGCAAGAGTGCAGGAAATTGCACCGGTGCAAGCTCCTGAAGGCGAAGAGTACACCATCAAGCAGGGAGACACCCTCACGAAGATCGGAGTCCTTTACGGATTCACCGCAGACGAGCTTGCAGCCTATAACGGCATCAAGGACAAGGACAAGATTCGAGCAGGAAAGACAATCAAGATTCCGCCGAGATACATAGAGGCTCTGAACGAATTAAAGGCCGCGGAAATCTTGCAAAAAGTAAGAGACGGACAGCCCGGAGGGCTGACAGTAGCAGAAATAAACGAAGCCCTCGACTTGGCAATCGCAAAATTAAAATCATGAACCTAAAACAAGCAATAGAATACATCCAAAATCTACCGTTCAACAAGAAGAATCACGACGCATGGACGGAGCTGTGGAGAAAGGACCGAGACTTCCGCTTTGCGGCGTGCCTCATCCTGGGAGCGGTAGAGGAAGGATTGCTGGAGGAAAAAGATGATACACGAAATCAAGATTCGGGAAGATTACGCGGATGCAGTCCTGAGCGGAGTGAAGACATTTGAGATTAGATACAATGACAGACACTATAAAAAGGGCGACCTTATAAAATTTCAGGTTGTAAAGAATAACGGTCTCAGGATGCCGGAGCACAATCTAAGCGGTAAAGAGTACGAAATAATCTATATATTAGGCGGGTGGGGACTGAAGCAGAATTACCTGGCACTCGGAATTAAGCCGCGCAGAGCTGAACAAGACAAAGAAATATCACAAGAAGAAACACTGGACTGGCTCCTCCGACTTGTAAGCAGCTTAGATATGTTGCGAGTACCCCAGGAGTGGCTCGAACCAATAAGGAAAGCCATTGGCACAGCGATAGAGTCCGTGAACATATCCGCCGAACTAAACAAATTCATGAGAGGACTATGGGAAGAGCACTGTATCGAAGATATCACATACACCTCGGGAGAATTCTTTGACACGGTTACACAAGAAGTATACAAGGAGGCGGGAAAAAGATGAAAAACAAAGAAAAGTTTAAAGAGGTGTTCGGACACGATGTAGAAACGAATGCTTGTCCACAAAAGGACGTCGAATGCGAAAAATGTGAGCTTTTCAATGATCGCACCTGTACAGAAACTTTTTGGAATTCTGAATATATACCGCCAATGAATCAGATTGAGCCCGTCAGGGCTTACCCATGCGATCCCGAAAAAAATACCGACTGCAAGAAAACAGGCTGTTACGAAAGAGGCGGCCCTTGCAAATTAACATTAAACCCCGAGTACGCGAAGGAGGAGACATGAAAGAGGCAAAATACACAATATACTCGGCGCCGGTATCGATTGGGTACACATGCCCTCATTGTGGGGAATATATCGAAGTAAAAGTCAAAGACATAGACATGGATATATGGGTAGGCGGCATCGTTGAATGTCCCGAATGCCACGAGGATGTAGTTTTAGAACAGTGGGAATACGATTGAGAAAGGAGAGCACAATGGCACTTATAAGATTCATCGATTTAATACCAAGCGGAGCAGATAACGCAATCAAGCGAGCGGAGCTCGTGAAGCTTGCAGATTCTTACGGATTCATTCCGGAAGGACAGAAAGACAAAGATAGATTCGTCAGAGGCATGATAGAGAACGCAAGAAAGAAGAACGTAATCATATGCAAGCCGAGAGGCGGCTATTACGTGCCCACAGTAAAGGACAAAGACGCCTTGAAGGTATACATAGCCGGCGAGAAGCGCCGAGCACAGTCAATCTACGCAGGAATCAAGATGGCGACCAATGTGCTCGAAGACTTAGAGCATGGAAGGCTCCAGGAGGTAAAGAAAGCATGAAGGAAAGAGACATATTCTTCGATCCGCTGAAAACAGAAGGAGACATGATTTTTGAATCCATAGAAAGGCTCAGATGGACAGCAAAGTGCGAAGAAGAAAAATTCAGGCTCAGCAATTGCGAGTACACCTGGGAGATAGGCGTAGAAGTCATTGATAAAATTTACAAAAACGTAGTGGTGAACAGAACGAAGAATTACACGCTCTTCGGACAAAAGGTAAACGTAAACTACGAAGACAAGACAATAATCAAGCTGTGGCGCAGCATACAGCCATAAGGAGGATAACATGATAACACTGATTTTAGTGGTTTTAATGATTTTATTCATAGTGGGATTAGAAATAGACGAAGACGAAGGCGCTTTTACATTTGCAGGCTTAGCACTAATCCCCTTTATCGGGATAATAATTGCAGGAAGCATGTGGTTTTACGACGCGAATATCTTACCCCACAAGATACAGATGTACCAGGAAGAAAACGCAGACATCGAGAAAAAGATAGCAAACACCGTCGAGAAGTACATGCAATACGAGAAAGAAATCATGATAGAAGTCTCGCCTGAAGATGATGTCATAACGCTCATTGCATTATATCCCGAACTTAAGGCAGACGACCTCGTAAAAGCCGAGATGGATGTTTACATCGAGAACAACAAGAAGATCAAAGAGATGAAGAGCAAGCAGCTCAGGATACCGATATACAAATTCCTGATATTCTTCGGGCATTAAGGAGGGCAACCGATGACAGAGATAGTAATCAAGATACCCGATAAAGTCTATGACTATGTGAACCGTGAATGGATAGAGAGCGATTTTGATTCACCGCTAAACCATGTAATGAACGGAGTCAAGAACGGCACAGAACTTCCAAAGGGACACGGAGAACTAAAAGATATTGGAAAGTGCGATAGAAAGCTGTTTTATCAACAGTGTGGCGGTGCAAATTCTCTTATAACAGTAAAAACCGCTTTTGATATGCTTTTAGCGTTGCCAACAATCATAGAAGCAGATAAGGGGGAATAGACTATGACAGAATTAAAACCGTGTCCGTTCTGCGGAAGTCATGATTTAAGGGAAGACATACGAGGGTTGGATTTTGCAAATGATATATTTATCGAGTGTCGTTCTTGCGGAGCAAAGATACAAATGTGCGAAGAATACGGACACGATAAACTTGTTGAAGCATGGAATAGGAGAGTAACCGATGACAAGCATATCGAAGAAACGTAAGTGCCGAAACACACATTATGACCGTGGCGGTGAGAAAGGCAAGTTGCATTTCCTAAAGGGATTTGCCATGTACCACAAAAAGAACCGAGTCGAAATGCGAAAAGAATGTAAAGGAGAGTAACCGATGATAAGTAAATTCATATATCCACATAAGTCATTATGGGCAAAGATAAGATTTGAATGGAGGTTGCGTAAAGCAATAAGGCTTGGCAAAAAGGTGCGCAGATTGGAAAGGAGATTAACCGATGAAAGAGATAGTAATTAAGATACCCGATGAAGTGAAACAAGCATTTGACAATGCTGAAAACAACGAGTTAAAGGGAGGTTTCTATGACCACGGTGGAGTTATTGCAAGCGCAATCCGCAACGGCACAGAACTTCCAAAGGGATACAAAAGATTGGTTGATATCGGTCAATGCGATAGGGAATTATTCTATCAGCAATGCGGTGGTGCAGATTCTCTTATAACTGTCGAATCAGCATTCAACATGCTTATGTCTTTGCCACCAATCATAGAAGCAGATAAGGGGGAATGAAGAATGACAGTAGCGGAAATCATAGAAGCCCTTCAGGGCGTTGAACCATCAATACAGGTCACTGTGAATGGCTACAAGGTAGAGAGCATCGAGGGAGACACATATTACGACGAGAATACAGGCGAAGACTACTCGGAAATCTACATTAGGACCGAAGAAGTAAAAAACAGAAGTATAGCATGTATGAGCGCATCGAGTACATGACAGGAAAGAAAATCGTCATATGTGCAGCTGAAGACAAGGAACGTCTTAAAAAGCGTTTTCCATTCAAGACCAAGATTGTAGTAGCCGCAGGACAAACTCCGGGAGGCTACAGGATCGTAGACATGGAGCGATTAAAAGAGGCAGCCCGCAAGATGGTTATAACTTTTCAACCCGTTACAATTGAACCGGTGAATTACAAGAATATGTGGACCACCAAAGGCCTAAAGGGAGAACCGATTCAACAGAATGTCGTTATTAAGATCGACAAGAGGCAGCAGTCGTGAATTCGTCACAGATGTCACACTAAAGCATGATACTATGTAGACAGGAAGGAATCGCGAGAAACGGTTCCTTCTTCGTCTTTTTCCAAAGGCATGAGCGGCGGCGCTACAATCCCATGCGGCGCCGTCAACTCCACAAAGGAAGGAGAACCTATGAAAAAGCAAAAGGGAAGGCCGGGAAAGTACGATAAAAGAGTAAAGCCATATCTTGCAAGAATCAAAGAGATGGCGCGACAGATGAGCGAGGAACAGATCGCAAAAACGCTCGGCATTGCTTACAGTACATTCCGCGATTACAAAAACAAACACAAAGAACTTGAAGAAGCTCTTCAGGGCGGACGCAAGGAGCTTGTAATCGACCTTAAATCCTCAATGATTAAAAAAGCCCACGGCTTTGAATATACAGAGAAGAAAGTAATCAAGAATAAACGAGGCGAAGTCATACGCGAGGAAATATATACCAAGCAAGCTTTGCCTGACTTAGCTTCTCAGAATTTATTGCTTAAGAACTACGACCCGACATGGGCAAACGATCCTCAAGCTCTTGCAATACAGAGAGAGGAGCTCGAGCTCAAGAAAAAGAAAGCTGAAGCAAATGATTGGTAAATTCACGCTCGACAATTTCTATAAAAGCCGAGAATGGGAAGACTTCTGCAAAGTAATAACGGCAGAGCGCGTGGATGCAGATGGCAATGTCATATGCGCTCATTGTGGCAAACCGATAGTCAAGAAGTACGACATCATCAGACACCACAAGATTCCTCTTACCGAGGAGAATGTAAACGACGTAACGATAAGCCTCAACCCGGATAACATAGACCTGGTACATCATAGATGCCACAATCTCATTCATGAGAAGTTTGGCTATAAGCGCAAGGAAATCTATTTGGTGTACGGCTCACCGCTAAGCGGTAAGAGTACATGGGTGAGCGACAATATGAGTCAGGGAGATCTCATTGTCGACATGGATTCTATATGGCAGTGTATATCAGGATGCAAAAGGTATGTAAAACCGGGACGACTCAACGCAGTAGCATTTGCCACAAGAGACTTCCTCATGGAGCAAGTCAAGATACACAATGGCAAATGGAACAACGCATACATAGTCGGAGGCTTTCCTCTTATCGCTGAGCGCGAGCGCATATGCCGCACGCTCGGAGCAAGAGAGATATATATAGACACACCTAAAGACGAATGCCTTCGCAGGCTCGAGAGCGCCGAAGATGGACGTGACAAGGTTGAATGGACTAAGCATATCGAGGATTGGTGGCGGTTGAACCACCCCCCGGGTGCTTGAGTTTAAGAGGCCTTGAGGGAC